TCGGCCCGGAAGAACCAAGCGTGAGGCAGCTTCATAAGCCTTCATTCTATCCCCAAGAGAGTCATGCATGGTTTTTCCTTCAAAAAGAGATTTAAATTGCTGTCATGTTCAAAAACGGAATGTCTACATTACTACTTCGCCATAATGTAGACATTAGCATTAATGAAGATATATCTTAAACCGACAAAAACAAAAAGAAAGGCGGGTACCCGCCTTTCTTAAGAGGTTTCTTAAAAAGGTGAAAGGTGATCTCTGTTTGTTAGGAAATCTCTTTATGTTAGATAAAAGGTTGCAAATTCTACTCTAAAAAAAGAGACCATCTCTGTTGAATGCTAAAAAGCCCAAGATTTTTGGTCTTGGGCTCATTTAGTTATTGAATATTCGGTAACTAAGGTGAAATCATGTTAGATCATATGAGGTTCATGTCCAGAATGGTTATGGTGGCATAGAAGTCATTTCTAACCATTCGCTTACCATACCGAGTCATGACACCCTTACGGGGAGTGAAGTCCTCCTGTGCGTGGATCACGGGGGTCATGATGAGCGGTACGTATGGAGCATAGATATAGCCAGACTCCAGGAAGGTATTACCCTTAAGGCCAAGAAGGATCTTGTTAGTTGGGAAGTAAGGATCCTTATAGACCGTATAACGATTATTTAGAGTACCCACCGATTCTGCACCGATGGTCATGCTGTCTCTTACTTGTCCATCGCTATCTAAACGGTAAGAAGGCTTGTAAGACACAAGATGCTCAAGGATGGTGCAAACATCTGGGCTAGTTACCAAGAAGTTTGCAGAACCTCTAAGGGTCTTCTTGTAGATAGTATTAGCTGCATCCGAGATTGTCTCAACGAGAGTCTGGTACCACTCCTGTACATTTGTAAATGCCATTGGACCAGGAGATAGCGTAGAGGCCTGCTGAGCCTCAGCACCAGTTAGCTTGTTAACAATCTTGCCTGGAGCCCTGGACCAGAACAAGTTAGCTGCTCCAGCCTGCGTGAGCAAGTCTTGCAAAATCTCACGATCGATGTCTAGGGTTAGAAGCTCGCTTAAGATGTTGGTAAGCTCAACCTCGATATCAATCGAGTAGAAGGCCGTAAGATCCTGAGCCATCTCAGGAGACCAACGTGTACGTATCTTACGAGTCGTTGCAGTAACAGAAGTAGACTCAATACGGATATCTATCTCAGGAATCTTTGGACTTGCGTTAGCTGAAAAGTCAGACTCAAAGCTTGGAATTGTGAGCGCCGCTCCATCTGCATTTACGCTTAGAGAGTCGGAGATTGCTGCCGAACCCGATATCGCTGCAGCTACTGGCTGAGGTGCCTGACCGGTGTTACTGACACGAAGAACGAACATAACGTGTGAGCCGTTAAGTGGATCTGGCGTAAAGATACCGGTCGAAGGATTCCAGTTGCCTCTGCGATTCAGTTTGCGAAGATTGAGCACATTGGTGCCATGCTGGTATTGCTCGCCCCATGAGGTCGTACCACCACCTAGGGTGCCAAAGCCAGTTATTGCAATCTGATCGAGATTTGTTAGATCAGCACCGACGATGTTGGTTGTGATTGTGCTAGCAGAAAGCATCATGAAGCAATAATCTAACACACCATCAGTAAGATCGACTTCAATCTTGCTGTCGTATCCAGCATAGCGAGCATTGAAACCTGTAAAATCCGCTGCCGTTTTTACAGTAGCCGTAGCACCAGTAGTCCATATAGAGCCAGAGGCCCAATAACCAATATCTGTCAAAGATGAAGAAAGGGTCTGTGAAAACTTGTGGACCTTAGAGAAGCCAGTGCCCACTAAATCATAGTAACCGCCAGTTGCCAAAGAACCAGAACGGATACCTGCGCCACGAGGATTGTTGAATACTGACTGGCCTTCAGTATATACTGAGCTAGCTGCTGAACTGTTCAGATCAACGCCGGCCGCACCACCTACATTATTACCATAGGTATAATCAAGATAGAAGAGAAGGCCGGTTGGAAGACTCATTGGCTGAACTGAAACAATTTCATTCGCAATAAGGCCCGCAAACACCCTGCGAACAATTGGAAACGCAACGTTAGTAAAGCCTACTATCTGACCAGAGCTTTGTAGTGTACCACCGCCTAGAGAAAGGGTGTTTTGCTCTTTAAGCAACTGTGCAGCTTGATTTTCAAGCAAAATAGCCATGTTATCTCGTGCTACACCCTTAAGTCCTTCTAGTAATCCAGTAGCATGCCACTTCTTGACAAGTCGAGGCGTCTCGGCACCGAGGCTTCGACGGTGTACACCTTCTGCTAATTGGGCTAAAGTAAATGATCTCATTTCTAAACTCCTAAATTCTGTCCTATAACTATCGAGCTAATGAAATTATTCTAAAAATCAGTCGTCATTTTTTCTGATTCTTGCAAGCTTTTGCCATCTCTCAAAGGTGCCAATGACAGGACTGTTATCATTGACTGACATTGAAGTGGTCGAATAAGCAGACTCAGTAAGTCTTGCACTGCCTTGTGTTATTGGCTTTGAGGCCGAACCCACACGAGTTACAGAAGACGAACCGAACTCCGCTTCATCAAGCTTCTTTTTGATTCGTAGATATATGTCTTTAGCTTCAGCTAGCGTTGTTGCTCTGTCAAGATGTTCAACAATTTGCTGCTTTACCTTGCGAGACAATCCTTCTCTCTGAAGGAACTTGTTGAGATAAAGTAGCTTCGACAGTAACAAATTAGTTTCAGCCATTTCTTTTTTGATTGTTCTTGTTTCTGAACGAGCCGACTCAATCAACTTTCTTGCCTTCTTCTCACGAAGAAGCAACAATCTTGCAAGTCGATGCTCTTTCATAGGTACACCACCAGCGCCACGGCCGGTAGCAGAACCACCCATGGTGTCTTTGACCTCTGTTAACTCTTCATCTTCATCGTCGGTCAAAAGCATTTTTTCTTCACTAGAAGAAGAATCATCCTCGTCCTCAAGCTCAATCTCTTCATCTTCTAAATCGTCTTCTAAATCTTCTTCTTCTTCTTCTTCGTCAGCGGCGAGATCGTCAACGTCATCATCATCAGTGTCATCATCGACGAGAGCAAGAGCATCTTCATCTTCCTCGTCTGAAAGGTCCTCATCTGAGAGATCCTCCATGTCATCATCATCCTTAGAAAACATTAAGTCCACGTCCAGATCATCAGCATCTAACTCATCCTCAATTTCATCTGGAAGATCAACATTGAGCACTAAATCTTCGTCCATACCACCGCCGTGCATTGTTTGCTCCTTTACAGACATCTTTCGATCCTTCATGGCATCCTTGGGTGACATAGGCTTTCCTTTCGGTGTGCCACCCTCCCAGCCATGGTTGTTGGCCTTTTTTTTCATATCAGAAATTGCTTCCATTAATTCTTTTTCATCAATTGTGAAGAACATATCAGGGGATGCCACAGGCTCCTCGTCACTATCGCCAAATCCGGCATGGCCCTCAACTTCGACTTCTTCAGAAATGCTAGAAGGCTCGGCATCATGCCATGGCTTTTTATGTGCTTTGCCTGTATTTGGCAGCGCATCAAAATCTACAGTTCCAGACTTTGCAATTCTTTTATCCATTGTCTTGGAACAAGAACTTTTGACTTCTTCCTTGAACAAGTCATCAACTTCCGGAGAAATACCAGACTTTTCTTTAGCTGTTGCCGAAGCACTTTTATGAATTGGCACACCAGTATCACCGGTATTTAGACTATCCATTTCAAGACGTTCCTGATCTTCACTTTCAAACAGCTTGGCTGCATATTCTTTCAAAGATTTGCCCATGGGTTCTTCCTTTTCGTCCTTTTCTGCAATATAACTATTGGCTAACGAAGCTTCTTTCAACTTCAAAAACAAAAATTCCAATCTTTTCTCATTAAGACGAGCCTGTCTTTCGCTTATAATGCCTTTTTCTAACATTCTATCAACTGATTCAAGAAGGCCAATAAGCTTGTTCTTAAGTCGTTCCTGAACTATTCCAGGAACACCATTGGAATAATATGCTCTATCAATCGAAAAAGACACTTCATTTAGGCGCTTATTAAAGCTTCCTAAAGACTCGGCCAAATTTTCAGGCTGACTCATGTTTTCGTTTTCCTCTTCTTCTTCTCCTTCTACTGTGAAATTTTCAGAGGCTGATAAAACATTTTCTGTGCCGGCTACTCCTGTCTCTGTAGCACCTTCTGCAGAAGCTTGTATCGGAGGCTGAACTTCTGAAGGTGCTGCATTTAACTCTTCTCCTGGAGCGATAGCAGAAGTATCCACGGGAGACACAGTATCTGTCGTAGAAGGAGAATCAAACAAATCTTCAATATCAATTGTTATTTTACCAGATGCATCTGGTAATGGTATGTTTGCAACATCAGATCCGGTTACCGATATCGGAGGAGAAGTAGAAGGATTGCTTAATACCGGCTCCAAATCAGTGTCTTCTGCGGAAGCTTCCATACTTGAAGTGATGGGAGGCGGTAAATCTTCAGAACGTTCTGTATTCGGCTCTTCTTCCTCGAAAAAGAAATTTGTAGCCCGGGCAGTTTCTTTTGCAATCATTTTCTTTATGTATGGAGATACTTTCTCCATAATTGCCTTGCGAGCATCTTCTTCGGCAATTTCACGAAGCTTTTTAGCATCAGCAAGTGCTTCTTTGTATAGGTCACTCATCTAGATCCTCGCTCATTTTTTCAGTCATTTTTTAGTCGCCAATAGGTGTAGACTTGCCCTTTTGTAGGCTTCCGATTTTTTGACGTGAGATTACAGCGGCAGTTGCAGAAGGAGAAGTTAAACCGTTGCCCACAAAGGCACCACCAGAACCTCTCGCTCTTTCTGTAGCTGCTACTCCAGCTGCCGGTATATCTGCCGGGTTTTGGCCTTCGGGTGGTGTTGCAATATTTGGACCATATGGCGATCCTGGAAGACCTCCACCACCAACCAC